ACCAGATAGAAATGCTGTAGCCTTTTCAAGATCAACAGCAACATCGAGCGTACCGGTTGCAGATGGTAGTAAGTTTGCCGAGCCTGAGTCAAAGTTTGATGCAAGGTACCCTGCCAACCATGTCATGGAAACAGATGCTGGCCATGTATTTGAAATGGATGATACGCCTGGAGCAGAAAGAATCCAAATCTTCCATAGAAAAGGTTCATTTGTCGAATTCCACCCAGACGGCTCTATTGTTCATAGGGGTGCTCAGGATCGCTATCATATTATTTTAAATAATGAAAATTTATATGTTGGCGGCAACATGAATATGTCTGTTGTTGGTGCCGTTAATATTCTATCTGGTACAAACACAAATATTTCCACAGGTGGGGATGCTACCTGGAGAGTTGGTGGTAACTTAAAGGTTGATGTTGGTGGCAACTTTGATGTGGCAGTTGGCGGTGCAACAAACATTGACACGGGTGGCGGAACAATTGTTTACTCAGGTGGTACAGTTGAATTACAAGGTAGTGAGGTTCATTTCAATAGGCCAACAGCTAAGCCCCTTGGAGCAATTAGAGCACCAGAAACTATTACAAAATCCGAGGCTGGCGGTCCAACTGTATTTGAAGTCTATGCGTTTGATGATGATGTTGAAAAAACATTAGAAGAATATAACAATGTTATTGTATCTAATGGGTTAGTTCCAGCTGACAATACACCACCAGTTGAAGGTGCTTCTGACACACCACCTGCTGGCGGTGAAAATAAGGATGTTAAGTGTGGTTCTATTATTCTACTGGATGATTATAAGAAGGTAAAGGTATCAAAAAACTTTACACTGGCAGACTATACACAGAATGGAACAAGAAAGTTGAGAGACCAAGGCGGTCTAACTGCAGCAGATATTCTATGCAATATTATTAAGCATGCTGAGAATATTATGGAACCAATTGTAGCTGCGGGGTTTAGAGTATCAATAACCTCAGGCTTTAGAACACCAGATGTTAAGCTTTCTGGTGGTGGAACAAACAACAAGTCGGACCACAATACAGGCCGAGCTGTAGACTTTAATGTTTTTGGTATGTCAGCCTATGAAGCTGCGCTTAAAATATACCCAATTGTTGGTAAAATTTCTAAGCAATTTTTCCTAGAATATAATTTAAATGGTGGTGGCCCTGGTTGGTTGCATATTGCCTATGCAGATGGGGCTAAGCATGCCCTCCCAATGGCTACATGGAGTGTTCCAAGAATCCATGCTCGTAACAAGTTTGTTGACTTAAAGCCTGGGCAAAAACTAGGATGAGTGCTGTAGCTAGAAAGGACGATAAGGTACATTCACCAACTGGTGAGGGTACCCGCTGCGGGAATCCTGTTAATACAGCTGTTGGTGAGGTTAATTCCAGCTCAGTATTTTCTAACAATAAATTAATAGTTGTTAAAGGTAATAAAATAGCTCCACATAAAAGAAAAGGATGCGAGCTAGATGAATCAGTCCTCGACAAACACTCTCCAAACGTCTTTATTGGCGGTAAGGAGATAGGAAGAAAGGACGATCATTACGCTACGGGCACGCCTGAGCAGAATACAATCACCGAAGGGTCACCAAATGTATTTGCAAATGGTTAATATAAATAACCTTGATATAGAGGTTTTATATGTCTAGTTACACAAAAACAACTTCAACATTTATTAAGAGGAATGTCAGATACTCTGATTTGGGTATCAACTTTGGCAGAAATCCCTTCAACAGTGATCTTAATAGAATTACTGAGGTTGACAGTGTAAAGAGAGCCATTAAAAGTTTAGTCTTGACTAACAGATACGAAAGACTTTTAGATCCTGAAATTGGTGGAAATGTCAGAGCTCTTTTGTTTGAACCTATGTCTAGTATGACAACAACAGTTTTAGAAGATTATATAACAGACACAATTAAGAATTATGAGCCTAGGGCAATCCTTGATAAGGTAGTTGCCACGCCAGATTATGATAGAAATTCTTACGAAGTAACAATACAATTTAGAATTAACTCAGTTGAGCAACCACAAACACTTGAAGTTGCTCTAGAGAGGATAAGATAATATGGCAAATGGATTCTTAACAACTTCTGAGCTAGATCTACAGAACTACAAATCTAGCTTAAAAACATTTCTATCCCAGCAAGAGCAATTCAAAGATTATGATTTTGAAGGCTCAAACTTATCTGTATTACTGGATCTTCTTGCCTATAATACCTTCATGAATGGTGTGTATCTGAACCTGGTTGGTAGTGAGATGTTCTTAGATACATCTCAACTTAGAGAATCCATTGTTTCGCATGCTAAGGAACTGAACTATACGCCACGTTCTAGAACAGCTGCTGTTGCCTATGTTAATATTACTATTACACCTGATGATACGCCAGATTCTATTACAATTCCAAAATATTATGAGATCAGTGGTAGAACAGATGATAATACTACCTACTTCTTTACGACTGATGAAACACTTACAATCAGGGCAAACAATGGCTTCTATACAGCTGCTAATGTAGCAGTGTATGAGGGTAACATTGTTAAAGAAGTGTTTATAGCTAATGGGTCGGCACGCTATCTATTACAATCTGCTAATGTTGATATTGAATCAATTAATATTACTGTTAAAGAATCAAACACAGCAACGACGGAAGTAAAGTACAATAAAGAAACTTTCCTATTTGATCTTGATAATACAGATAATATCTATTTTATACAAGGCGCGGAAGACCATTTATATGAAGTTGTTTTTGGTAATGGGGATATTGGTAGGGAACTTACCGATGGTAACTTAGTTACTATAAACTATAGAGAAACAAATGGGCTCGATGCCAATGGTGTTGAAGTGTTTACTGCTCCAAATGCTGTTGAGGGGTACACTACTATAGCAATAGCGACAGTTAGTGCTGCCGCATCCGGTGCAGAACATGAAACTGATGAAGAAATTAAGTTCAATGCTCCTAGATACTTCCCTACACAAAATAGAGCTGTGACAGTAGAAGATTATATTGCTCTAACAAAACAAGCATTCCCATCCCTGGAAATTGTTACAGCATTTGGTGGTGAGGAAACAGAACCTAAACAATTTGGTAAGGTAATTGTTGCAGCTAAACCAATTGGTGGTACTAAGTTGCCTACACCACTAAAGACGCAAATTTTTAACTTCCTAAAGGAAAGATCTGCTATCTCTATTGATCCAGTAGTTATAGATCCGGAATATTTCTTTGCGGAAGTTGTGACAGAAGTGCTCTACAATATTAATGAAACAACAAGATCTGAAAGAGATATTGAAGCTCTTGTTGAGTCAACTATTTTATTATTTGCTAGTGACAATCTTGCTAAATTTGGTTCTGATCTTAGATACTCCAAACTTGTTAAAGCCATTGATGATTCTGAATCTGCCATTATTAGTAACAATACAGAATTAAGAATTATTAAGAATGTTGAAGTTGACACAGGTGTTCCATTTAGAATTGCATTCTCCTTTGAAAATGAATTAAGAAGAGAAGTGTCAACAACAAGAAAAATTTATGAAGACACAACATCCACAATTGAGTCTTCATTGTTTACATTCAATTTAAATAATATAGATTACCTTGCCAAAATTAAAGACGACACCCAAGGCAATCTAATGATTATATCTGTTGTCAATGGAGTTGTACAATTATTAAAAGATAAGATTGGTACAGTTGATTATACCAATGGTACAATATCTATTGGTGCTATTGTATACGATGATGTTGGTTTAGATAATGAATTAGAAATTTATGGTAGAACAAAGAAGTTAGATATAGAAACAAATGCTAACAAGGTCCTTCAGATTGTATCTGGAAACCTTGTTGTTTCAGCCCGCGGCATTAGAGCATAATGAAAGAACTAGAAAAGTTTATATCTCCATTTATTGCCAGTCAATTTCCCTCTATCTATAAAGAAGAGGGTCCTCTATTCATTGCATTTGTAAAAGCATATTTTGAGTGGCTTGAATCAGAAAACCAGGTCATTTACGATTCTAGAAGGTTGCTAGAATATAGAGATATTGATAAAACAGTAGATGTCTTTATTAATAATTTTAAAAAGAAATATATGTTCCCTATCCCAGAAGATATTGCTGGCGATAAGGTTTTGCTACAAAAGCACATTAAAGAAGTATATGGATCTAAGGGTACAGAGCGAGGCCTAAAACTTCTATTCCAACTTTTGTTTGCTGATAACATTAGTGTATACAAACCTGGGGATGATGTTTTTAGGTTGTCAGATGGTGATTGGAATAGAGACATTTATCTTGAGGTATCCTTTAAACCTTTCAATAGTTTATTTGTTGGTGAGTTTATTAGAGGCCGTATATCTGGCGCAAGGGCCTATGTTGAAAGTTTCCAGACAAAATTTGTTAATAATAAAAACATAAACATTTTTTATCTAACGGATGTAGTTGGTAACTTTAGACATGATGAAGTTGTTCTAATTGATGAATCCAAATTGCCAGAAGGTGAGGTTCCATCTGTAACAGCAATTAACTCACCAAAGATTATTGGTTCAATGACAGAAGTTGATGTTTCAAATAGAAGCTCGCCATTTGGTTATACTGTTGGCGACATACTGGAAGTACAAGGTAGAGGTTCTCGCGGTAAGGTAGTTGTAACAAAATTAAAAGAACTTGATGGTACAATTTCATTTAATCTAGAAGATGGTGGCTCAGGTTATACTGTTAATAATACTGTTTTCTTGATTAAAGGTCCTGTCACAGGGCTTGTTATAGAGGCCGGTGGCACAGGTTATAGCAATACAGATGTCATAACATGTTCAAACGGAACAGCAAATGCAACAATAACCTTAGCTGGAGCTTTGGGTGTTGGCGGTGTAATTCTTGCTAATAACATTAATGTAGTTAATGGCGGTAATGGATTTTTAACAACAAATGCATTTACTGTTACAGTTGCAATAGCAAACTCAACTGGCGGAGCCTCAGCAGGCCTTGGCGCAAACCTAGTGCCAGTAATTGCAGGTGGCGGCGACCAGGCAGGTTTAAGAATTGGCGCTTTAACCAATGTTAAATCTCTTTTTTCATCTGCTGTAAAAATTAATACAATTGGCCAAACACTAAATTATATTGTCACTGCCAATAATGTTGATAATACACTTATTGGTCAATTATCATATCCAACTGGAAATGGTTATGGTCTTGCTTCAAATGTGGCAGCAGGCTTTGATACAATCCTCAAAGATGCGTTAAGCTTTCAGAATTATGAAGTTGGTACAATATCTAAAATCTTTACAACCAATCCTGGCCAAGATTATACAACGAATGTACAAATTACAGTGACAGATACTGTCATAGGACTAATGGAGCTACCCGACAAAGAACATCCTGCTGGCCGCGGCGAGCAAGGTAATGGGCAACTTGGCAACAATGCCGTTGTAACTGGCGTTGCTGGGTTTGGCTCTGATGCTCTGGGAGAAGTCAAAGTTATTGACTCAGGTCTAGGTTATGAACAAAGAGAAGAAGCCCTTCTTGTTTCATTGTCTAACACAAACCTAATAACATCTGGCACTGTATTACTAACAAGACAGGGTCAGGGTGAAGGTAATTTCAAATCAACTCGTGGATTTTTAAATTCTGACAAGTTCATTCATGACAGTTTTTATTATCAAGACTATTCTTATGAAGTAAGATCATCAGTTGTATTCAATAAGTATAGTGACCTTCTAAGAAAGCTTTGGCACCCAGCTGGTGTTGAGAAGTTTGGTAGAGTTCTTGTAAGCAATGAAGTCACCTCTGCAACACCAGACGTTATACAGCAAGCATATATAGGGGATGGGTCAACGACGACGTTTGCTATCCCAGGTGGAGCATGAGTACACTAACAGTCAAAGTAAATGGAGTATTGCAGGTACTAGGTACCGATTATACCATTTCTGGTGGTAGTGTTGTATTTACCAAAGCACCTAGTGCCGAGGCCTCTGTTGAGATTAGAAAAGAAATACCACGAAGTATTCTTGAGACTAGCTTCCAGATTGAGCAAATCAGACTAACAGAGCTAACCACTGCCTATAGCACCCAGACCATTGTATCTTCCACATTCAATACAAATATTGGAACAGGTACCACAACAACGTTTGTTACTGCATACTCTACTTCTAAATCTACCGATACAACTGCAGCAACATCCAAGAGTACAACGACAGCGTACATTTCAGAATTTGACACTGTCATTGGTACATCTAAGAACACCACATCTCAGTATGATACAGCTTATCAAACAGTATTTAATACAGTATCTGTGTTTGATACAGTTATTGTTACATCCTATGCCACAACAAAAACAACATCAACAGTATTTGAAACTACTGGCGTAACAAATAAATCAACAACTACAATTTATAATACAACAATAACAACAATCTTTGATAGTAGTAGAACAACTACAACAGTTTATAGTACTGCTTATACAACAATTTACGCTACCCAGACAGCTTACAATACAAATAGAAATACTGTATATAATACCTCA